TCTTTTGATGACGTTCCACAAAGAACGACAAATCATGGTGTCGCAGAGTTGACACTTATGAGAAATGCAGTAAAATTAATACCTGAAAATTTCAAATATCTACTGAAGATGGCATATGATAATAAGCCAGATTTAGATTATCATGATATCATACAGAAGTGTAAAGAAACTAATAAGAAAGCGGTCACAGCAAAATGGGGTAACGATATTACGTTAGGAACTCAGATGTATTTTTCTGAGATTGCATTCTTTAGAGAAACATTATCAATGAATGAATTATGGCGATGCGAAAAAGACTTAGAATATGTTTGGTATGATTCTGTAAAAGATAAAAACTTATTAGATCAAGTGCATGTACTAGACCTATACAGAAACTTCTTTGGCCATGATGTTCTTCAATATGCTCATGCAGCAGGAACTTTTGTAGATCACTATCCATATGATTAGTTTAACTTGTATTGATGCCTTAGATTACGAACCAACAATTCGTGCAATACGAAGCACGATCAAGTGTATTCCTATAAGCAGAGTATATTGGTTTAGTGATGTTAATCTAATCTCGGATGAGTTTCCTGTAACTTGGATAAAAATAAACAAATTCAAACGATATACTGATGAATATAATTTTATAACCTTGAAATTAGTACCTCATGTTGTTACTGAACCATACAACATAATAATTCATGCTGATGGATTTGCTGTAAATCGGAGTGCATGGGATGAACAATTCTTAAATTATGATTATATTGGCGCCAGATGGAATAATGGCATGGTAGGTAATGGTGGATTCTGTCTGAGAAGTAGAAAACTATACGATGCTTTACTGAATCTAGATGTTAAGTACAAAACATCAGATTATTCACAAGAAGTAATAGATAATTCGGAGCACTATGTGTTTGATGCATATGGTGATAAAGTGATTCCTGAAGATAATATTATCTGCAAGATACATAGAAAAGAACTTGAAGAAAATTATGGTATTAAATTTGCTGAAGGTGACATTGTAGACAAATTTAGCATAGAACATAATACGTCATCTTCTTGGTTAGGTAGAAGTTTAGGATTTCATGGTAAACATGGAATAGCAAAACATTATGGAGTTGAGTTATGATATGGAGAAATTAAATGACACCAAATGAAATGATTGAAGCACTATCAAAATCAGTGCAACCAAAGTATGTGAAAAATTATGATAATTATCAAGAAGGCCAGTTTGTGCAGTATTCTGGTCAACTTTGGGATCATAACGAAATACGAGTAGCACTAGACGCACTTCTAAATGGTGCATGGATTGTTTCTGGAGAAAAAGTATCTGAATTTCAAGATGCTTTTAGTAAAAGATTCAATGTCAAATATTCCCATATGTTGAACTCAGGTAGTTCAGCAAATCTTGTGATGGTGACTGCTGCTAAAAAATATTACAAGTGGCAAGACGGCGATGAGATTATTGTTTCTCCTGTCGGGTTCCCAACAACTATTGCACCTATTATTCAAAATGGAATGAAACCAGTTTTCATTGACATTGAACTTGAAACATTAAATTTTGATGTTAGTAAAATTGAAGAAAAGATCAATTCAAAAACAAGAGCAATTTTTGTATCTCCTGTTTTGGGTAATCCTCCAAACATGGATGTGATTGTTGACATATGCAATAAACATGGTCTTACTTTACTTGGTGATAACTGTGATTCGCTAGGCTCACTTTGGAATGGAAGATTAATTACAGACTACTATGATACATGGACAACATCATTCTATCCTGCTCACCATATTAGCACAGGTGAAGGTGGTATGGTATGTTCAGATAACGAAGATTTCATCAAAGAAGCAAGAAGCATTTCATGGTGGGGTAGAGATTGCTACTGTGTAGGATCAAACAATCTATTAGAATGTGGCACTTGTGGTAAACGATTTGACAATTGGCTTGAGAATTACGATGGTATTATTGATCACAAATATCTGTTTACAAACATCGGATATAATCTAAAACCTCTTGATCTTCAAGGTGCTATTGGTCTTGAGCAATTGAAAAAGTTTGATATGCTTGAAAGTAAACGCAGAGAATATAAAGAAACTATTCAAAAATACATTGAAGATAATATCCCTGGTGCAAGAGTTATTAATGCTACAGAAAACTCAGATCCTTCTTGGTTTGGTGTTCCCATCTATTGCGAATCACAAGAGATGAAAGAGTTGCTAGTATCTCATTTTGAATCCAATAAAGTTCAAACTAGAAACTACTTTAGCGGGAATATTCTTTTACATCCAGGATACAAACATCTAGATGATTATAAGAATTATCCCAATTCGAATCTAGCTTTAAGTAATGTATTCTTTATCGGTTGCTCTCCTCTATACAACGAAAAGATTTTGAACTATATTGAGAAGGTATGTCAAAAATGGTAAACGTTCTTGGTGCTGGATTTGTTGGTGGTAGATATGCTGAACTAACTAAAAATGTAATTGTCAATGATAGAAATGATTATGAAGTGAAATCAAATGAAGTTCTTTATTTCATCTCTACAATTGACAATTATAATGTATTCACAAATCCATATATTGACATTGAAACAAATCTAACAACATTGATAAAGACTTTAGAATCATGTAAAGACAAAGATGTTACTTTCAATTTCATTAGTTCTTGGTTTGTATATGGAAATGTAGATTTGCCGGCAAAAGAATCTGCTTATTGTGATCCGAAAGGATTCTACAGCATAACCAAACGAACAGCAGAGCAACTTCTCATTTCATATTGTGAAACGTTCAACATTAAGTACAGGATTCTCAGACTAGCAAACGTTTTAGGAGAATCTGACCACAAGGTATCTAAAAAGAAGAATGCTCTGCAATACATGATCAATGAACTGAAAGCAGGAAACACAGTTTCGTTGTATGATGGTGGTGAAGCATATAGAGACTATATCTATGTTGACGATGCGGTTCGTGCTATTAATCTAGTATTGCAAAAAGGAAAAGTCAACGAAATCTATAATATTGGTAATGGCGTTCCAGTCAGGCTGGTAGATGCTATTAACTATGCTGCCACAAAGTTGAGTTCATCATCTAATGTGGAAACTATTGAAACCGCAGCATTTCATAAGGTGGTACAAACCACAAACATGGTCCTTGATATTACCAAAATTAAGAGTCTGGGCTATGTACAAACTAAGTCAGTTTATGATATTATGGACAAATTAATCGTATAAATACTCAATAGGTAATCACAGGGTATTGCCATTTGAGGAATCAATGCAAAAATTCAAGACTTTTCTAAAAGAAGAAACTACAGAACCGGAAGGCGAAAAACTCAAGCACATTGAGCATCTAGAGGACCATCCTATCAACGATGGAGCCAAAGGCTTTGAACATGCCGTTGGTGCTCTAGATCAAGCCCACAATCATATTATTGCTGGTGCCCACGATTCAACATTGACCATGAAGCATGATGGTTCACCATCTATTGTATATGGTCATCATCCAGAAACTGGCAAGTTTTTCGTTGCTTCTAAGTCTGCATTTAACAAAAACCCAAAGATTAATTATACGGAAAAAGACATTCAACAGAATCATGGTCACGCACCGGGTCTAGTTGAAAAACTCAAGTCTGCATTGCAGCATTTACCGAAGATAACACCAAAACAAGGTGTCTATCAAGGTGATGTTTTATTCTCAGATAAAGACAAGAAAAAGGAAGGAGACAAATACACCTTCACACCAAATGTCATCAAATACTCTGCGAAAAAAGGCACACCAGAACACGACAAAATAAAAAAAGCAAAATTTGGTATATACAATCATACTGAATATGTCGGTCCCACAGCAAAGGCTATGACTGCAAACTATAGTCCAGACCTATCTAATTTCACAGAGCATCCTGATGTTTATCATAGACTTCCTGGTCATGATACGTCAAAAGTTGTAATGACTAAGACTGCTCACGGTGAATATGCAAAGCATGTTGCTGCCGCACAAAAAGTACACGATAAAAATCCTCATATGTATCACTCTATTGATCCAGTTAGAGAGCATATGAAAACATATATAAATTCAACGGTTGATACACAAGAGAAGCCAACAGTAAAAGGCTTACAGAAGCACATAGAAAACAAACTGACGAAAGAGATAGATAAGAAAAAAACTGATGCGGGTAAAAAGAAGTATCAAGATCAATTATCCGACTTGATTCAGCATACAAACGTGCATAAGAAAAACCTTGAAGATGTTTTTGCTGTACATCATCACCTACAGAATGCAAAGAATGTTTTAGTTCATACACTGGCACAACATACTGGTGGATTAGAACATGAAATCAAAGGACAGTCAGTAAAACCAGAAGGCTTCGTCGTAAATCACGAAGGTACAGTTTCTAAACTAAACGACAGGAACGAATTCAATAGATTGAATCGTCTAGCAAGAGCAAAATGAAAAGATTCTCACAACTAGTAGAAGAACAACAAAAAAAACTTACGATGTTGTTTGGTCGTATGAATCCTCCAACAAAAGGTCATGAGGAGAATGTTGAAGGTCTAAAGAAAACAGCAGAGAAAGAGAATTCAGACCATTTGGTCATTGCATCTCACTCACAGGATGCTAAGAAGAATCCTCTATCTCCAGATACCAAACTGAAGCATCTAAAGAGAGCATTTCCTGGTACAAATATTATAACATCAAGTAAAGAGAAGCCTACAATTATGCATCATGCTGCTGATGCTCATGCTAAAGGTTATACTCATCTTCATGTTATTGCGGGTGCAGATAGAGTGGATGAATACAAAAGACTACTTCATCATTATAATGGTAAGACTCATGATGATGCGGGTAGACCATATAAACACGGGTCTTTCAATTTCAAAAAGATAACAGTATCATCGTCAGGTGAAAGAACGAAAGGTGTTTCTGGAACTGATATGCGTAATCATGCACAGAACAATGATTACAAATCATTCAAGAGTAATCTTTCTTCACACATGCAACAAAATGATAAACATGCTAAAGAACTATTCAATGATGTTCGTAAAGGAATGGGTTTACATGAAGATGTAAATCGTGGTATGTTCAAAGCGATCTTTATTACTGGTGGTCCTGGTTCCGGTAAAGACATTATCATTCGTGAAGGTATTGCAGAACAAAGAGCAGTAGAGTTAAGCACAGTTCAAGCCTTTGACTATTTGATGGATAAAAAGAGACTGTCAGAAAGTAGCAAAGATTTTCGTAGAGAAGCTATTCGCCATCGTAGTCCGCTGGTCATCAACGGATCAGCAGACAATATTGATATTGTTTGCACCATCAGAGAAGAATTAGAGGAACTTGGGTATTCTACCATGATGATATATGTTGACACTCTAAATGAAGTTAGCCGTCAACGTAACCTCGGATTAAAAAGAATGATATCCGAATCCGTTCGTCAAGAGAAATGGAACAAAGCACAAGTTAATAAAGTAAAGTTTCACGAAATGTTTGATGACTTTAATTTGTTTGAAAACAACGACAATTTAGAGATAGTTGAGGAATCAATAAGTGATGTTTATGACCATGTAAATGATTTCCTAGACAGAAACACATTAAATGAAACATCAACTGATTGGTTGATGCGAAACAAGAAACTAAACATTAACGAAAAAGTTTCATTACTATTTAAGGAGCAAGAAAATGTTAAACTGGATTCTAAATCTATTCAAAAGTCCAACCTCAGAAGTAAAGGTATCAAAGGACAATACATTGCAGACAACAACGCCCCAGCCATCCAAATTGCCAGAAAAGCAGGAAGAATTGATGACGTCCGAGACGGAGACGTTGCCAGTAACTCCAGCTACATCTTCAGAACCTACGTTGAGGGAAAGCCAACCCTCAAAGTCAACCCGCCGCCCAAGGAAAGCAACTTCAGCAAAGACAAAGAAAAGCTGAAGAAAAAAGGATTAGTTGATTCACCAACACAGAATCAACGTCTAAGAAATGTAGCGGGGATAGGACCGGAGTATGATACAAGACAACAAGGAACAGTTTATCCTATGTCTGGTCTTGGTGATGTAACTTATCGTGAAAATACAGAACTTTCTAAGCATAAATATATGAAGGAAGGTACCGCAGCAGGACTTCGCAAAAGTTTCAACAAGTTCAGAACTCAAAAAGAAGCAATAGACGATCCTGGTGCTGTAGATATGGGTGTTGGTGGTGTGTTAAATGGCGCCACAAATAAAGAACCTTTGCAAACTTACAGAGACCAAGATAAAACTGTAGGTTCGCTAATTAAAAAGAATAAGAAACAAAAACAGGAGAAATAACATGTTTGCCAAAGATAGAGTGTCCCAATCACTAATTGATGCAGTTAATAAAGTTCTGACTACAGAATCTAAACAGCCAGAACAACTCAATGAAGCATTCCCTACTGTAGCGGATGCTCAAAAGAGAGCAAGTGAGCCTAAGCCTAGTGGTGGTGCGGGAATTAAATTGGGAACACGTTATGGTGGTGGTCGTCAAGCTGATGAGCCAGAAAAAGACGATGAGCCTAAACAAAGAGCAAAATATGGTGCTCGTAAAGATAGATTTACAAACACAAAACTATACAAAGAAGCTGATGATTGTGTAGATGAGCCAAAAGCAAAAGAGATTGCTAAAAAAGAAGTCGGTAATCATGAGAAGTCAATGCACAAAGAAGAATTAAAAGGTAATCAGCACAAGATTGATGCTAACAAGAATGGCAAAATTGATTCGCATGATTTTAAACTTCTGCGTTCAAAGAAAAAGAAAATGACAGAAGGATTGTCTTTTGCTGAACAACTAATTGAATCAATGTATGGTAAAAAGTCTGCACTTCCCATTGATGAAAAAGAAATGAGTGATACTCAAAAGAAAAAGAAAGAAGATATCGTTATGTCAATGAAGAAAGACACAGCGGGTCTTAAAAAGCGTTATGGGTCACGTTGGAAAGACGTAATGTACGCTACTGCTACAAAACAAGCCATGAAAGAAGAAGTTGACGAATTTGAAGAAGAAATTGATCCAGATGTAAGAACAAAAGATGCTATCTCTGGTGCAAACAAGCCAACAAAACAAGAAGATGAGCAACTTGATGAGTTGTCAAAAGACACATTATCATCTTATTTGCAAAAGCGTGGTTCTATGGTTTCTTCACGTTCAAAAAATAATAAAGGTAATGAAAATATGGTGAGAGCAGTAAATAAAATGGCCAATAAGAAAACAAACGAAGAAGTTGAACAAATTGATGAACTAAGCCATGATACTCTGCGTAGCTATGTGGACAAAGCTAAAAAAGAAAATCTTCCAGGAAAAGGCGGCAATAGAGGTGTTGCTCTGTTGACTCCTGGTACCAGAGACAAAGGTGTTCATAGAGCAGTTGATAGAATGAAAAAGATGAAAGCCAATGAAGAAGTTGAAATTCATGAAAATGAAAGAGAAGATGCAGATGACATGCATTTTGCCAAAAAGAATAAACCAAAATCATTAAAGTCATTCATGTCCATGAAGAAAGAGATGATAGGTAAAGCTGGTATGACTTCAGAGAAAAAAGATGAAGAATAAAAAGACTTTTAAAGAAGCATTTGGTAGAAACCCATGGGATCCATGGTCAGCGAAAGCTGGCCTGGATGAAACTTCTGAAGCTCAACTTCAAAAGTATCTCATGTCTAGAGGAATCAATCCTCAGTACGTCACCAAAGATGTTAAAATAGCTCACTCAAAATCTAATCAGTTTAAACAGTGGGCAGCTACTCATAGAGAAGAAGTGCAAAACGAAGATCATGTCGCAATCGCTATGGGCAAACAACTTGATGATGAAGGTAGCATGATTCTAAATCAACTTGATATCCTAGACGATGCAATTGCAAAACTGAGAGAAGTTGTCAAAGATCCTAACACGCAAATTCCTGCTTGGGTTCAATCGAAAATAACTTTAGCAGCAGATTATATGGATACTGTTGGACATTATATGTCTAGCAAGAACGAAGATGGTATGAATGAAGAAGTCGAACAAATTGATGAACTCAAAACTTCTACACTTCTAAGATACGCTACAAAAGCAAACAAAGCTTTGATCGGTGGAGACAGAAATAAAGAACAAAAAAGAATTCAAGGAATTCAAAAGGCAAATTACAAAATACAAAGTAGATATAAAGTAAAAGAAGAAGTTGAACTAGAAGAAGGAAGTGTTCAAGATGCTTTACATCAACGCCAACAAGCATTACGCAAGAAAAGCGGATTACCTCATCCAGATTATTACAAAGAATTAGGCAAGTCATATGATATTGAAGATGACAAAGAAAGACTATCAAAACAGTCTGAGATTAAAAAGAAATACAATGTTGAATCCGTATTGTATGATAATCCAAAAGGAACTTTAACTAGAGTAACTGAACGTAAGAAAGAATTAACTCGTTCTGCAAGAATCATCAAATCTTTGTATAAGAAAAAAGGTATAAAAGAAGATACCTATGATTGGGAAAAAGATGACAAAGATACGTCATCTTATGGTAAACAACCTAAGTTTACGAAGTCTGATGATAAAGCAAGTAAAGTTAAAAAAGAGTCTGATGCTGCTGCGATATTGTCTGGAGGCACAACACTAACGAAACAAAATCGTGATATAGTTGAGCTAGATCCTAAAATGAAAATGCGTCCCAATAAAGATGCACAAGATGCTAATGACAACGACAAGAATCAATAAATAATCAACAAACAGGATATTTAAGGAGAAAAACATGTCCTCATGGGGTAATAACGACAACTCAGCAAATGCACCTTACTGGGCAGTAAACTCAGCAATTGCACCTGCTAATCCAAATAGAGCAGCACCTACAGCGGCTAACGTAGCATTGCTATATGCAAACACTACAGCAAACGTGTATACTGCTGCCGAAACAATTGGTCTATTCGGACTAGATTCTCAAGAAATTGATGTTCTAGGAGATACAGGAGCACACACTGGTTGGGTACTAAAAACCGAAGGATCTGGTGGTAGAGCAAATCGTATACAATACGAAACTCTTGTAGCACTAAGTAGCATGATTAGAGATGGGGATGCACAATTGTTCCCGAACGTAGCGATTTCTTTAGCAGTAACTTCAGCCGCTTCTGTTGTTGCTAACACACTATACGCTAATTCAGCAACATTTGTTGTAACACCAACGCTGACTGGAAACACCGCTGCCGCTCTAACATATCAGTGGCAAGTCAACAATGCAGCTGGTTCGCTAGGATGGACGAACGTTGTAAATGGAACACCAGCGAATACAAACTACACTGGTGGAACCTCAGCAACACTACTTGTCAAGCCAGCAGATACAACAGTAAACACCCACAGATTCCGTGTTACTGTTACAGCAGCAGATCAAGGAGTATCTGCAACATCTTCAAACGGCGTAATTACTGTAACTTAATTGAAAGTGTGGGGAGGAGAAATCTTCCCCACTTTAATGCATGTTTGATGATTTGAATGAAGATAATTTTATGATGTATGCGGTGAAAGCATATCAATCACCAAATTGCATCATGTCTGAATTTGAAGGAGACTTAAAGAGAACAAAATATCTTAAAAGACTCTTTCGGAGATATAAGACAACAAAAGAATTAAAAGAAAGATTGATACTGAATCATTTGGTATTGCTATACAATGTATTTGGCGCAGAAGCTACAGCAAGAATATTATTCTATCGTATTGATGAAAAAGATTATGACGTTCTGAAAACTTTCTTGATGTATCTCAACCTGCTACCCACAGTTGTTAGAGGTGTTAAAGGGAAAGATATAATAACCTCCCATATTTCAGTAGATTTAAGTGTAGCGGAAACATTAAGACAGATATGAAAACTCTAAAAAGTTTCTTACAGAACGAAGATTTAAGACAATGGTTCAGCAAGACACATCCAAAAGGTGACTGGAAAAGAATCAACTCAAAAGGCGAAGTT